TAGACAAGCAAACGAAATGTTACAAAAAAACTTTGATCACAAAAAGCTATGGTTTGCAGCTAGGGCTATTAATGATGAATATCATGCTCAGCGTACAAAAAAAATAAATGTTAAAAATATTAAGTATATTACGGATAAGGCCGACACTGCAAGCTTGATTATGGACAATGACTCAAAAATGATAGATTTTTTAGAACATCAACACGATATGATAAATTTAACTAAGGCCGAATGTGCCCTTATTCAGATTAAAACGTCTCCCCAGGGTACGCAAACTTTTGACCTTCCCGACAATCTAAAAAGACAAACTGGCCCAAATAAAGCTCGGAAGGATTCTTATTCTGCTTTGGTTCTTGGAAATTGGATGACCCAGATTTATTATGATATGATGAACTCTAAGGAAGCGCCTCCGCCAGTTGGGTTCACTCCTATGTTTATAAAGTAATGTCCTTAGAAGTTATATATAGTTTACGGCAAGAAGCTAGAAAGAAAGATCAACTCATAGAGCGCTTGAGGCTAGAGAACATAAGGCTTAAGCAACAGCTTGAGCGTCTTGCTAGATCCGCCCCTTTAAAGAAGTTGCAAAGTTAACTTTTAACTTTCGATAACTTTGGTGTATAATATCGCATGGCACGTAAATATACTAAACGATCGGAATATTGGGAAAAGTTTAAAACCAAGGGGGCAGAAAAGCCCTTGAGTGAGCTATACGAACTTAATTCTCCTTGGCAACCTAGCTTTGAGGGGGAGGCGTATTTCACTTCAAGCGCTGCTTATTCTCGGCGCGTGGGCGGCGGAAGTAATTCGGGCGGCTCTACAGGTTACCGTCAAAATGCAGCAGCTACCCAACGTATTTTAGGGCGTTATGCGAATATAGCTGAGGGAATGCTTCCTTACAATTATCGGGAGCACGGAGATGTAGACATGCAAGATGCGATTGAGTTATGCCAAAAGGCTTACGCAAATATTGCTATGTTTAGAAATACAATAGATGTTATGTCCGAGTTTTCTAATTCTAATATTTATTTAGACGGGGGTAATGAAAAAGTTAGGAGATTTATTTATAAGTGGCTGGAGAAAATTAAAATCTGGCAATTAAAGGACCAGTACTTTAGGGAATACTATCGGAGTGGAAATGTTTTTATTTATAGAATTGACGGCAAGTATTCTCCAGAAGACATTCGTAAAATGCAGACTATTTATGGGGGAAATAATAAATATATTTCTTCGGGCAAAATCCCTCTTATGTATGTATTTTTAAATCCTTATGACATAATAGCAAAGCGCGCATTGCTCTTTAGTTCAACAGAGGGAGAGTTTGGGAATTACTCAAAGCTTTTATCAGAATATGAGCTAGAGTCCTTGCGTAACCCAAAGACGGAATATGACGAAGAGGTTTTTAAGTCACTTCCAGAGTCAACACGAAATAAGATCAAAAAAGGGCAATGGACCCAGGATGGAATTTTAGTAAAGCTTGACTCTACTCGTTTGATATATTCTTTTTACAAAAAGCAAGATTATGAGCCTTTTGCTATGCCTTTTGGCTTTCCTGTTCTTGACGACTTAAACTGGAAGATTGAGCTCAAAAAGATTGATCAGGCTATAGTCAAAACTGTAGAAAATGTTATACTTTTAATAACTATGGGCGCTGAGCCAGACAAGGGTGGGATTAATCCTCACAACCTTACTGCCATGCAGTCTTTGTTTAAAAACGAAAGTGTAGGCAGGGTTCTCGTTTCGGATTATACTACTAAGGCTGACTTTGTGATGCCTGATTTAAATAAAGTACTTGGTTCTGAAAAATATAAAGTAGTTAATGAGGATATACGCGAAGGGTTACAGAATATAATTGTCGGTCACGAGAAATATAAAAATACTGAAGTAAAGGCTCGTTTGTTTTTAGAGAGACTAAAAGAGTCTAGGGAGGCGTTCTTAAATGATTTCTTGCAGCCTCAAATTAAATTAGTATGTGAGTCTTTAGGCTTTAGGGATTACCCTATTGCTTGTTTTGAGGATATTGATTTGAAGGACGAAGCTCAATTCCAAAGGGTTACGACTAGACTTATGGAACTGGGCATACTTACTCCTGAGCAAGGCATAAGGGCTATTGAGACAGGTGTTTACCCCAATAAGGACGATATGACTGACGCTCAAAAAGAGTATGCAGACGAAAGGGAAAAAGGTTATTATAATCCTTTGGTAGGCGGAGTGCCTATGATACCTCCTGCTGTGGAAGAGTTTGATTCTGTGCCACAGACGCTTAACAAACCTCCACAGGCAATTAATAAAACCCCGCAGTCTCCTGGGCGCCCATTGGGCACTAAAAAAATCCAACAAAACGCAGCGAAAACTCAATACAGTAGAGCCAACATACAGGAAATAGTTTATGCTACAGAAAAGTTTAGGAAATTTTTAACTCAAGAAATTAAAGGCTTTTTTAAGATCAAGAGAATGAGTAAGCAGAAAAAAGAACTTTTAAACACTTTGTCTGAAAGTATAGTGGTTTCTAAAAACCAAGACGAATGGGAGGCGGCAGCAAAAGCATGTATTGAAGATTTTTCTACTATTGAAGGTCTCATGGCTCTGCCCGAAATTAATGAAATCGCTGCAACTCATGAATTAAAATTGTACGAGGCTGCATTATTATATCATAGCAATAAGTAATATTGGAATTTTAAGTGTACCTAATATTGGGATGAAGGATTTTAAATATAAAACGAGTTTCTCAAGCTCTATATTGGCTTGTACTGATTTTGAAACATTGGGCCTCTCGGAGACAAAAGAAGAGGGTCCTTGGAATATAAGTAGAGCTTCTTTAGAATCCTTAAAAGAGGTGATGCCCGCAGGAATTGATTTAAATAAGAATATTGATTTGCTGGGCGTGGCATTTAATGCCGCAGTGGTTAATACATTTAATAAGAATGGAGATGGCATCTCCACAGAAACCGCTCTCTCAATAAAAGATTATTTTACTCATAAGCCTACAAATATTGAGCATGATCGACAAAAGGTTGTTGGGCATGTGGTTAGTAGTTCGTTTAGTGAGTTTGGTTCGAGCAAGCTTTTGACTAACGAGGAGGTTGCGTTAAAGAGAGACCCTTTTAACATCGCACTGGCGGCTGTAGTTTACAAAACAGTCAACCGCCCATTCGCTGCATTATTAGAGAACGCAGAAGAAGAAGAGTTCGGAGAAATTGTTTCTGCCAGTTGGGAGATTGGCTTTAATGATTATGTAATCGCATTAGGAAGCAAGAACCTAAGCGAAGCAACATTGATTACCGCTCCCGAACAAATAAAAGAATTTGATGAATTTTTATTATCCAATGGAGGAGAAGGTAAAACTGAGGATGGCCAAAATGTATATCGCCTTGTAAAAGGAGAGGTTTACCCTTTGGGTATCGGTTTTACCACTAATCCCGCAGCTGATGTTAAAGGCCTAGTAGTTGTTAACGAGAATCAAGAGCGGTGTCTTGCGGTAGATAAAAAATCAAAAAACAGTTCACATTCAAAACAAACAGTTGTAAACACTGAAAAACAATCTAAAGCTATGGAAAATCAACAAATTACAGAAAAGTTACAAGAAATTTTAGATAACAAGCTTTCCGAACAAAAATACGCAGAAGAAACCGTCGCTAATATTGTGACGGTAATTTCTGATGCAATCAAGGAAAAGAGCGCAGAATATGTAGAAGACCGCACCCGACTTGAAGAGGAGAAAGATCGCCTCGCAAAAGCCGAAGAAGAATTCAAAAGTTCTGTGTCTGAGCTCCAGGATAAACTTAAATCTACAGAATCTCAATTGTCTGAGTTGCAAAAAGAAAAAGACGAGCGCGAGAGTCAAGCTAGGTTTAATGAGCGAATGGAGTCCTTAGATGAAATCTACGAACTTGAAGATGAAGATCGTCAGGTTTTGGCAGAAGAAGTCTCTTCTTTGGATGACTCGGAAGAAAGCTTTGCATCTCTTCAAGGTAAATTATCTATTATGTGGAGACACAAGGATAAATCTTATCTTAAAGAACAACAGGACATTATGGAAGCTCGAGTATCTGAGCAGGTTAATAAAAGACTTGCTGAACTCGAGAAAACCGATGCTTCTGTCGAGGATGCACCCGAAAGTGAATCTACCGAAGAAATTTTAGCGAATGCAGAGGTGGAGGATGAGGTAATCACCAATAACAATGGTCAAGCTTCTAAGCAAGAAGCAACGCTTACCGAACAATTTAGAGCAGTTTTTAATAGAGAAAACGTTAACATTAAATATTAATTATAGTCATGGCATTAAGAATATTACCATTTCGGCAATATGTCGAGCAAGACGTCATTAATCTTTATGCTCTTCAGGGGTCAGATGTAAATGCACAGCTTGACACCAGGGGCAATGGAGATGCGGGCGTATTTGTAAAAATTACGAATGGCGATTTAACCGATGGTCCGATTGAATATCAGACCGACAGTTATCTCGGCAAAACGGATTATCCGTACGTGGGCAGAGATCAGTATCCTGCTGTTAAGCTTCGCGTTGGCGTTGCAGGAACAGGAGATAACGTACTGGGACTGACCCTTAACCAAACAGCCCTTAGGGATGAAAATGGAGAGAAGCTTCTCTATTACCCTCAGAAGGCATTAGAAAACCAAGCAGTATTGTCTGGACAAGCTGTACCTGTATTAAGTCGCGGAGTGATCGCTCTCTCCTCTACTGCTGCAGGAGCAGGAGGCAATAATGGTTATACTAATGATTCAAATTGGGCTATTGGAAACAATGTTGTTATCGCTGAGGGTGCCGCAGGCAAGCTCAGTGGTGTGAATCCTGTTACCGCCCGCGTCGCTGGGCCTGACGGGGATATCGGCAGACAAGTTCTCGGTACTATTTTAGCTACTGGAGAAAGAGATGCTACTAACCGCCAATCAGATCAATTTGTAGGCACTTCTCACGGAGCGTATTCAATTGTGAAGGTTGACTGCCGAGGCTAAGAAAGGAAGTTTAAAAAATGAATATTACATTAAAAAGAACGGAAGAACAATTAGAACTTCTCAAGGCCATGGGCTCCCGCAATAGGGACGTAGCATATGAAGCGCAAGCCGCTATAGGCTCATTCATGTCCCCCATCCTCGCAGAGGTAATCAACAACGCTCCTGTAATCAGTAACCTGTTTACTACGCTGAGCTTTAACCCCGATGACAATCCAAGTTTGCCATTAGACCTGTATTACGATATAACTTCTGAAGATTATATCCAGGTTTATTCGCAGTCTATGCCTGGAGGACTCCCGACCAATCATGTAGCTCCTACTGCTAGCGAGCTGAAGTTTGCTACCTATACTTTAGATAGCGCTGTCAGTTTTGATAAGAAGTACGCTGCAAAAAGCCGTCTGGATGTTGTAGGCAAGACCTTTACGCGAGTGGCACAAGAGATTCTTCTAAAACAAGAGAGGACATCTGCTAATTTGCTTTTAGGTACCCTTGCGGATACTCAAAGCGCTAGCACTTCTCATGTTATTACATCAGCCGCTGCTGGGCGATTCCTCTTGGCCGACCTTAACTCCTTGATCACTCGATCAAAGAGAGTTAATGAGTCCTGGTCTGGAGGCACCCCTCTTACCAAACGCAGCGGAGTTACTGACCTTTTGGTCAGCCCTGAAGTAGTAGAGGATATCCGAGGCATGGCTTACAACCCAATTAATACTGAGGGAGGCAACAAAGGAGACGGTGCCTTCGATAAGGATTGGGGTGTTACCGCTCCAGATGAAATCCGAAAAGCTCTCTTTAATGATTCTGGCGAAATGGCCAATTTCTTTGGAGTGAACATTATGGAAATCTATCAGCTAGGACCAAGTGAGTCATTCACTAACATCTTTGCTGGCTTGGGGAGCTTAACTCGCAATGATCTAGTTATCGGCCTCGATCGCTCACGGGAATCTCTTTTCCGCGCGGTCGTACTCGATTCCGACAGCGGTTCAGAGTTTACTCTGTTAGCTGACGATCAATACAGTGTCCGTCAATCTAAGATTGGCTATTATGGCGCAGTAGAGGAAGGCAGAATGGTACTGGATAAACGTTGCGTATTTGGCGTCGAAGTTTAATCAGATCTTCTTAACTAATTGAACAAAAGAGCCGCTCAATAGAGCGGCTCTTTTTGTTTCTCTAAAAATGGATTTTTGTGTAAAAAATCTATAGAATAAATAAACTTAAGGATAAAGGATTTTATTATGACAAAAAAAAGGAAAACAAGTACAGGTAAGGCCACCGCTAAGGTTACTAAAGCGAAGGCAAAAAAAAGCAAGCTTGACTCGTTAACTCAGGTTAACGGAAAGGACGAGCAAATTCAGCGAGCTAAAGAGTTAGAGGAATTGGTGGGCATGAAGACAATAAATCCATACGGGACAACTATTGCATCAGAATTTGATAACCAGTTAAATGATATGTCTCTGGTCGATTTACAAGAGTTGGCCGTAAGAGTGGGCGTTTTCCCAAGCGGAAACAAAACTACTTTGAAATCTAAACTTCAAAAAGGGTTTAGAGACTATAATAGGTCTAGTATGGTCGTTCCGTCTCCTAGGGAAATTAATATTCCCGACACCAATAATCCTAAGACTCAAGAAGCGTTGCGCTTAATGAGAGAGGGTTTATAAGTGAGTGAAATAGGGGATTTTTCTACAAATATTTGGGATACTGAATTCGGTGATGAAACTGGCGTTGCTCATAAGGCAGCTGAGGTTTCGTCTATTTCGGGATGGATTCAAGGTAATTTCGGCCTTTTAAATAATTATATTTATACTGCATTTAGCGGATCGGCTGCGGGAGACGTATTTCCTGCAGGGTCTTTTAAGCTAGAGGAGCAGAATATCTATAA